TGGTTCGACAGGGAGCTCCCTCCCCGGATCGGGCGCTCTGCGTACCCCCAATCGTCGAGTTGGCCCACATCGATCGGCTCTACGAACATGTCGAAGAACGCAGCCAGTTCGACCAGGAGCAGGCCCGGAGCGCCGAAGCGGAGCCGGACCCGCCTGTCTGCGCCCGGGATCGTCCAGACCCGCGTCCGGTCGATGTCGTTGGCGATGTAGCCGTTCTGGCTGACGGGCATCGGGTGGGTCAGTCTCGACGGCGCCGCTGGATCCCGAACTTGCTCCAGGCGGTCGCCGTCTGGACGTTGTGGATGCTCCCGGCGCGGGGCTCGAGGTCGCTCCCCTGCGGGATCTGGTCGGCCTCCAGCGGACGCGAGTAGACCACCCAAGGCCCGGTGGCCACGCTGTCAACGACAAGCGTCGAGCCCGCNGTGTTGATCGCATCCTTGAACGCNGTGCTCGGCGTGCCGTCGCTGGACAACTCGGTCGGCGCTGGGACGAAGAACCGCCCCCTGACGCGCCGNCCGTTGACGATGCCGCCCGTTGTCAGCCGCATGACCCCCTGACACTGGGGCGGCAGCAACTCGCCCGACCCGGTCCCGACGATCGCGGCGCCGGGCGAACTGGACTCGCTGCCCAGCAACTTGCCGTCCTCGGCCGTCAGGATGTCGTGGTTCGCTTCGAGGTTCACCGACAGCCCAAGGTAGAAACACGGTTTCAGCGACGTCAGGAACTTGCGCAGCGCAGTGACGATCTCGTCGCCCTTGTCGATCTCGTTCGCGAAGTACCACGTGGAGAGGTACGGACTACCGGCTATACCGGTCCACACTGCTCGCACTCGGCGGACTTCAGTCATGCGCTCGGCCTCCGCTTCAAGCAACTGCGGATCGGCCTCGCTCCGCTCGGGCTCTGCCGGATAGGGGGGTGGGGGTGCGCTTGTGATTCTAGACATTCCGGACGAGACACGCCCGTAGCGACACGCCGAGCCCCCCCGTAGCCCCCCAGGGGGCTCCGGGGGCTCCGCCCGCGCGTGTGAAGGGGCCGCCTCAGACGCGCGAGCGGAGTTCTTCGAGGACGGCCGCGAGGAACTCCACGACTTCGTCCCGGCTCTTCAGTGGCACCGTGAGGTGCCTGCAGCCGCTCTCTTCTAGGGTCCAGTCGCCCCAGCGGTTGTGAGCCCCCTTGGTCCACACGGACCAGACGACAGCGCCGTTCGGCTGCTGGGTGAGGGTGAGTTTGTAGCCCCGGTAGCGGTCAGTCGCGAGTACTTCTGTCGGCCCCATCGCGTAGCCTCCTGCGGATCCAGATTGTCGCCACCGTGGCGATGGCAGCCACGGTACCGGGGCCGATGATCAGAAGGACGGCAGGCCACTCAAGAGCCACGGAGCGCCCGTCGGCAGTCGTCGACGTCCTTCACGATCTCGAAGTGCATCTCGTCGGCGCGGTTCTTGTAGTCGCCCCCCCAGCGCACGCAGCCGTTGTGGCCGCGCAGCCAACTCCGGATGAGGCCCTCCTGAGTCGCGTCGAACGTCCCCCGCTTCCCCAGCGGGTGGCGAGTCGCGTTGAGATCGATCGCGGTTCCTGAGGCGTGGTTCGACAGGGAGCTCCCTCCCCGGATCGGGCGCTCTGCGTACCCCCAATCGTCGAGTTGGCCCACATCGATCGGCTCTACGAACATGTCGAAGAACGCAGCCAGTTCGACCAGGAGCAGGCCCGGAGCGCCGAAGCGGAGCCGGACCCGCCTGTCTGCGCCCGGGATCGTCCAGACCCGCGTCCGGTCGATGTCGTTGGCGATGTAGCCGTTCTGGCTGACGGGCATCGGGTGGGTCAGTCTCGACGGCGCCGCTGGATCCCGAACTTGCTCCAGGCGGTCGCCGTCTGGACGTTGTGGATGCTCCCGGCGCGGGGCTCGAGGTCGCTCCCCTGCGGGATCTGGTCGGCCTCCAGCGGACGCGAGTAGACCACCCAAGGCCCGGTGGCCACGCTGTCAACGACAAGCGTCGAGCCCGC